AGCGGCTCGTGCTCTATGTCAATTACTGAAGGCTGGGTTTATTGCTGACGGTATGGAACCAGGTCTTGCACAAATATTAGCAGGAAGAGCATGCGAAGTTGGAGTTAAGAAAGTAGGTAGAGATCTAAAGAAAAAGAAAACAGCCACAAAACGCAAATTAAATGATTGGCAGAAATTTGTTAAAGCCAAATCAAGCCAATACAAATTTAAAACTGGTTCTAAGAAAGGCCAAATTAACCTAAAGGCTATGTCTAGAGATTTCAAAAAGACCAGGAGGAATAAAAAATGAAGAAAATAGGAGACTACACATTAAGAGGTCAAACTACTGAAGAGGATCAAGAAGCAGGTAATCCTATTTTAATTAGATTATTTGATGGTAAATTTGATACAGGATACAGAGTAGTAGGATTTAATGTATGGTCTTCTAATTATTCAGGATCGGCACAACCTGATTGCGTTGGTAAATTAGGTACAACAAATAATCTATCTGCAGGTCCCACCGGATTTATGAATGCTCAAGATGTTAGGGAAATAGCATGGGCTACTTCAGCTGGTTCTACGGATGGAGGTTTAGGGTTTGGAGATAGTATTGTAGATCCTGATAATTTTATTGTTGAGGATTTATTTGTTTATGTTAGATCAGCAACCGATGCAGTTCCAATTAATTACATTGTTTATTTGGAGAAGTATGACACAACATCATCACGAGGGGCATTGGCTATGGTTAGAAATAACGCACAGAATGTTCAAGGTGACAATTAGAATGGATGATAACGAAAAAGAAGTTGTTTCCAAGTTTTTAGATCTAAGTAAGTTTGCAATTCTAGCAATTCTTGTAATTGCAGGTGCGATTGGAAATGAATTTTTACTCTGATTTATTATTGCCACAATCCATACATAACCATCTCTTCATTATTTTACCTTGATCGTATAAATATGGTGCATACCACATGTCATGATAACATTTATCACACTTCATTCTTCCTCACCTTGCCCCATATGGCATATTAATAAATGTGCATATGCATCTTTGTCAAAATATCCACAACCTTTACACATTCTTGGCATTAATATTCTTCCATTGTCTTCTGTTCTACCAGGATCGGGTGAGTATTCCAGATTTCTCTTATTACCATCTCTACTTCATCTACAGAATGAAACATACCTGCATCAATATCCTCTGAAAGTCTTTGAATCTTTGAGCATCTTACCCGGTATAGATCCCTTTGTATTGTTAATGCTTTGATTTGGTTCAGCAGACCGTAACTATCTGCAATGGATCTACTAATATTATCTGATGCTGTCCTATCTTTTGCCCATTCTGCATATATTGCATATGCTTCTGCAGTGATCGTGGCAGATATTGTTGCTCTCATTCTTCCTCCTCCCTTATTTTATCTGTTAATTTGACACAAAGTGCACAAGTGTAACATATTCCACATGTACAATCCCATTTTAACATAAATTCATGTTGTGTTTTTAAGTCAGCGCACTGTAAAGGCATGTTTATCGGACATGGTATATGTATATAATATATACTTCTCTCTGAAAATGACGCATAGATGCGAAACTTCATAGAGAACTCGGCCTCTTGTAGGGACATAGGCGCTGATGGTACATTAGTGAACGGTTGGGTTAGGCAGTCCCTCTTAGTCTGTTTACGGCTTCGCCGCAGAGATTAGGGTCGAATAACGGAAGCCAATGGCTATAAACCGGAACTACCTCGGAGTGGCATGGCTAAATCAGATAGTTTTTTTATTAGAGGATCAGTAGACACAAATGGGGCAACCTATGAACAAAGCGAAATCGACTTGGGTAGTTTTGTAAACCTCGGCGTTTCCAAATCTACATTACTAAGAATTCACAACGTTTCGGTTCAATATGCAGATGCTCAAAACCCAGTTGATAGGATTGCAGACGATACAGGAAACAACATTTGTTTTCAATTAACCACTCAATCTCAAACTGCAATAGTATATGCAACTGACAAATCCCTAGTATCTAGTGGATCTCTCCAAATGTATAATGGTGTAATTGCAGAAGATGGATCAGCAGCAGCCGATTATGGAACTGCTTTTGTTACACAACACTTCGACCAAGCCCCACAATTTTGGACTCAAGGATATTTAGTCGGCGTGGATTCATTATTTATCGGTGCTGATGCAGTAGGTACTATCACGTCCGGTGATGTAAAAATATCATTAGTACTAGAATGTACTTTAGAATCAGCCACACAATCAAATTCAGTAGCCCTTGCATTGAGTCAACAGTGATTATAATGGCTAAGGACGAAGATATAGCGGCTCGTGCTCTATGTCAATTACTGAAGGCTGGGTTTATTGCTGACGGTATGGAACCAGGTCTTGCACAAATATTAGCAGGAAGAGCA